GGTCCCATTAACATGTAACATGATCTTCATTGTACCATTCCAATAGGTAAACCTCTCGAAAGGCGCATTCTGGAAGAATCCAGTAACCATATCCAATGGTGCCTGCGTCTTAAGCAAAGTTGTCCCTATTGCTTGTGCAGTAGTCCAAAGAATTGGTGGTGCATACAAATTGGACCTATGTGTCATATCGGCCAAACTCCATTCACACTCATTGATTGCAGAGATGGCCAAATTGCGCGGTACTGTTGTATTTTTTCCGTCCGCAATTGACCCCTCGCGCTGTGAGGTATGAATGATACCCATGTTGTTCTCGGTATTTGTTGCTGATTGTCTTTCCGCAATACTACTCCGATCTTCTTTTGGGCACACTTCACCCCAAAACCAATCTTGGAAAAATCTATAAGGATGTAAATTTCCCTTCAATCGGTTTGGCAATGCGTTCTCCAAAATGTCATAAAACTTCTGAAACTCTTCTTTTCCATAGAAAAAGAGGAACCTCAGTGCCTCATTACAGTTGTCAATACACATCGCATTAGGTGTTACTTCTTTCGACTTTCGAACCCAATTTGGCATTTCAAAAATGGTGTTTTTGTCCATCAAGGGAAGCCAGAACATTCCACTTTTTCGGAAACCACGTTTCAGAAATGTAAGATCTTTCACATCAACAAGCTCTGCTTCTCCATTTTTGGACGCATTCGTATACTCCATATGCAACTTCCGCAATTCCTTTGTCAATTCCTTAGGATTGAAAAATTCCAATCCTGTTGGCGTCACAGCGACAATATTGTCGTCACCATAAATAGCATCCGCCACATTTTGTTCATAATATACACACGATCTTAAATTTGGTGGCGCTAATTGCATCCAACAATACCTCAACATCATTCCATTTACAATTGTATTCAAAATGGAAGTAATCGGATTTCCTGAAGGATTTCCAACATGTGTCACATAAACATGATCTATACAAATTTGCACAGTATGTACAAGCTCCTCAAAAAGCACTTTTCGAACTCTTTGGTCTTCTTCTGTATCGTTGTACCATTGATTGATGATATTGCACACAGCCATCATAAACTCTGGCGAAATGTTACCATCCCATCCAGAATAATCACCTGCAAAACCCTTACGATTCACGCGTGCCAACTTCTTATACAGAAGCGTCCACTCGTTACTCTCAGGATTAATTCCAACTGCCGAAAATGTCTTAAGTCGATTTTTATACATCATGGCAGTGAACGCCAAAGTATATCGTCGAAATAGTATTG